GCGCAGAGGCTACCAATGTTCCGGCTGTGAATTGGGCGAAGAGACTACCGAAAGGCCCGCTGGAGCCCCCGGCCTTGGCCGTCGTCCCGGCCGCCTGATTGATGGCACCGTCGAGGTCCTTAATAGACTTCAGCGCACCAGTAGCGTCGCACTCGACGATATATTTTATGTCCGAAATTGGAGTTCTCCTCGTTTAGCCACTTAATTGCTCCTGAGCCTTATTTCTTCGTTCCGCCGCGACGGCCTGGAACACGAGATGGATTGAGTTCAGCGCCGTCAGGGCCATCTTCCGGGCCGGACCCCGCATCCCCGCTTGTCGAAACTCGTCAGCCACGATCCCCATCTCCATCGTAAAGTGATTCACGTTCTCGCAATACCAGTTCCAGATTCCGACCTCAAAGGCGCTTAACTTCGCCGCCATCGTATCGAGCGTGCAATTCGGGCACGCCGCCGTCGCCTCGCCTATCTCGTGCCTGTGGTCCTCCGGCTTGAGGACCGATTCCCACCACTCGGCGTAGTAGCCGAGATAGGCGTTTAATTTTTTAGGAAGTGTCCCGGCTCTCCGGCAAACTCCGCCAGCGCCCGCACGAGGACCGAGGCCACCGGGTCTGCCGGTATCGCCTCACCTTCCACGACCACCTCCGACTGTTTGGTTTTCAGGCCGAAAAGAAGCGGGAGATATTTGTCCTTGTTCTCCCGCGTGCATGGGAGAGGCTTCCCGTCCTCCGTCAGGTCCCAGTCGTGGATCGCGTCGGCAACGGCCCGCCGGATCACGTCCGAAATTCTGGGCGCGTCATTTCCCGCCCTGGACTCATTGACGTAATCCTGCACCGCATCGAGCGCGATGAACCCGACCTTGAACGTGATCGAGATCGGCTCGCCTGTCGTCTCCAGTGCGTAGGTAGCTTCCGTCTCCGGCTGTAATTTTTTAATGTCCATGCTTCTCCTCTTATGCGAGATAGTCCGCGCTCATGCTGTTCATCACCTGGCAGACAATGGGGGTCAGAACGCCCGTCATTCCCGTCGGCCCCGTATCGGGCACGAGCCCGCGCAGTACGATCTTGGCAGGGATGATCTTCGAGTCGGCATACTCGACGTCCTCGATGATGAGACGCGGCAGCTGAAACTTTAGGTAGTAGTTGTATGCCCCTTCGATGGCCGACCCGGTGATGGTCAAGTCCGCTTTCTTTTCCGTCCCGGCAATCCAGGCCGCAAAATACGCCGCATTCGCAGTATCCATCCTTGGAAATTCCATCGTCAGTTTGACCGATGGTTTGTCATTTTCTACCGGTTCGACAATTGTTTGGATTCCCGCGACGTGTTCGCTGTCCATCTTGCGTTCGATCTCCAGCGTGAAGGACTTGGGCCGGATGATGTCGCCGTCCACAAAGTCATCCCCGGTCTGCGCGTTCATCCTGAACACGGCTTGCGTGAACTTCGCCCGCGCGTGCGTGTTGCCGAGGACGGTCGTCGATGTGAACGCCGCCGGGAGCGCGGAATCGTCCACAACCTTGATGCCCCGCAAATTGAAAGCCGCCTTGATGAGTCCCCCGCTCAATGAGAATGTGCCTTTCAGAACCTTGAATGTTGGGACCGTGTGGATCTTGGAACCCTTCTCCGTCGCGTAGGTTCCGAAAATCCCGAAGACCGTGTTGAGCAAAACGAGTGAATGTAGATAATTGAGCGCGAGTCCGACACCGGCCACATCCGACGTATAGGTAGCCGCCCCAGTATCGTCTGCCGCATCGGAGAATCCGCAGAGCGTCGAAATGTCCGTTGTCTTGTGCGTCCCCGTGTTCCACTTCAGCTGAAAGACTCCGCCCGCCGCGATGGTGAACTTCCGGGTCGTGGGCGCATAGGTGACTGTGTAGGTGAGAGCGCCGACGGAGGCATCAAGTTGCGTCTTCATTTCTGTGCAGAGAGCGGTTGCCGTGTATGTTCCGTTCGTTAGGGTTGCCGTGATCTCCGACCCGCCCTCCCCGAAGTCGATCTTGTTATTCGCGGCGCTCACGATGAAATACATTCCCGGCAATCCGGCTGTCCCCATGAGCATCGCCAGGAGCAGGTTCTCGCGCCCGTCCCATCGGTAGTCGAAGTCGAGCCCGAAGTCCGACGGGTTGATGACTCCGACGTCCAGATTCCCCTCGAACGCCGAGGCCGCCTCGTCCTCCATCATCTGCACCGCCGCCTTCGGCGAGCCCGGGTTCAGCGGCAAGAATCCCATCCCGGCCGCATCGGTATCGACAGCCGTCCCCCATGTTCCGGCCTTTTTGACCGCCGCCTTGTTTAGCCTTTTCTCAATGTCCGCCATGTTGTCCTCCCGTTACGCGATGAAGCTCGTCGACCGAACGTTCGTCACGAAAACTCCGATAGGCAAAAGCCCCGTCAGCCCCGTCTGCGCCACGTCCGCCATGACACCCCGAAGGACGATCTTTGCCGGGATGATTTTGCTGTCCGCGTATTCCACGTCCTCGATGACCAGGTGCGGGAGTTGAATGTTCAGGACGTAGGGATGGGTGGCGTCCGCGAGAGGCCCGGTGACAACAATGTCGGCCTTCTTGTCGGTTGGGACGAGCCACTCCGCGAAGTACGCGGCGTTCACCGCATCCATGCGCGGGAAGTCCATCGTGAGCTTCACGCTCGGCTTGTCATTCTCGATAGGCTCAAGGATGACCTGGCTCCCGGAAACATGCTCCGCGTCCATCTTCCTCTCGATCTCCAGACTGAACGTTTTCGGCTTGATGATGTGGCCGGAACCCAATGTCGTGCCCCCGCCCGCCAACGTGTAGTCGTTCATGCGGAACACGGCCTGCTGGAACTTGGCCCGGATGTGGGAATTGGCCGGAACGGTCGTATTAGACAGCGTCGCCGTCCCGTCCGTGATATGGCTCCCTCTCACATTGAAGACCGCCTTGAGGAGTCCGCCCGAGGCCGAAAAGGTCGCCTTCAAGACCTTGAGCGTCGGGATGGTATGCACCATCGTCCCCTTCTCAACAGCATAGGACGCGAACAGCAGGGCAACCGAATCCTTCAGCGTGACCGTGTGCAAAAAGGCTCCCCCGCCCAGCGCAGAGGGACTCGTATCCACGCCCATGAGAAGGCCGAGGAGAATGTTCTCCAGGCCGTCCCACCTGTAGTCAAAGTCCAGTCCGAAGTCCGAGGCCCCGAACGTGCCGACGTCCAGGTTCGCCTCGAACGCTCCGGCGGCCTCGTCCTCGATCATCTGGACGCTCCGTTTGGGCGTGCCGGGATTGAGCGGCAGGATACCATTCCCCGCGCCGTCCAGCCCGGCGATAACCGCGCCCCATTCCGTCGCCTTCTTAATGGCCGCCTTGTTTAACCTTTTTTCCACATCCCCCATGTTGTCCTCCTATCTCGATGCCTTTGTCTTTGCCGGACGGAATTCGATTTTCGATTTCGGCTCCGGCTTGACCTCAACGGCGTATCCGTCCTTGATCCATGACGAAACGACCTCGTCGGGGACGCCCAACGCCGCCATGTCGATGATGTGTCCGACCTTGAACAGGCCGAACTCCGTGTGCTGATTGCTGATTGCCCATTTCACTTTCATGTCATACCCCCAATGTTTTAAAAGCTATCGCGTGCCTTCCCTTTTCCATGTTGCAGGCAGGACAGAGAAGTTGAAGGTTTGCCTTTTCGTTAGAGCCACCGAGGGAGACGGGAACGATATGGTCGATGTGGTATTTTTCCCCCGTCACTTCTTTACAACATTCACATCGATAGGCTCCGTAACGAATCCAGTTATTCAAGAGTGCCGCTTGCCTCTCGGCGGCATGGTCGCCTGCCCGCCTTCTGGCGTTGTCGTTTTTCTGCGCCGCCCTTCCAGCGACTGTCTTTTTCCATGCCGCAGCCCGCTGGATATATTTATCTCGATGCTTCTGGTATTCCCTTTTGGAAACCTCGGGATGTTCGACTTTATATTTCTTGACTTGAACCAATACGTCTTCCCGCTTGGAGGCATAGCGTTGATTGGCCCGTTCAATACAATGGGCGCGGAATTCGGCGTTCTCTTTATAAAGAGCTTTGCGATAACAAGAGACGCACATCCCCTTCGCCCAATATTTATCTGGCGATCCGCAAACGATACAAGGTTGCTTCATGCGCCTATCACCCCCGCAATGCTGACTCTAATTTTTTGGTCAAAAAAGCCCATGCCTTCGAGTGACAGATATCCGTCATCCGTTTCCGGCGCTGTTTCAATTCTAGTTTCGACGGCCAGGGCCCCCAAGCTTCCGGCGACACCGCTCCGTGAGTCCGCATCGATTGCTTTCCTAATGTCAGCGATGCAACGCTCCAGCCGTGTCACGGTGTCCAGGTTGTCTTTGACAATGCCCTTGATCGAAACGTAAAAGTCCTCCGTGTATTCAGAGTCGTCACCCGCGGCCCCACTCAGCTCGACCGTCCCTCCGGGTGCGGTGAAAACCATATAGGTTGGGAATGCCTTCGCTTCGCCCCAATGGATGAAGCGCTTGGCCACCTCGCCGGGTGTGTAGAAATAGGTGGCGCCCGTCGTGATGCCCTGGAGGACGGCGACGATTCGGTCGATGACCTGGAGGCGTAGAGGCGTTGTCGGGACTGGC